AGGTAAAGCTTACGAGGGAAACACTGGGTCATTAACTCGTTTAGGTGTTGGCTTATCAGCTGCCGAGATTAAGACTTTAGGCCTAGAAGGCGCAATCACCGAGTTAAGTCGGACTTTCGGTGGAGCAGCTGCAACTCAAGCTAATACTTTTGAAGGACGCATTCAAAGACTTCAGGTTGCTTTTGATGAAACCAAAGAAACTGTCGGAACGGCTCTGTTGCCAATTGTCGAGCGTCTGCTTAAATTTATTACCGACACCGCTATTCCAGCATTTCAGAATTTCAAGCGGACCGCTATTGATCCAGTTATTGAAGCGTTCAACCGCAACAAGGAATCACTGGTCATTCTCTATAACTTTGTCAAAGATTTCATTTTGCCAATTCTCACCAACAATTTAGGCGCAGCTCTAAAGTTTATTGGTTCTGTCGCTGGTGGAATCTTGGACATAATTGCGGCAGTGGTCAAGGGCATCCAATCAGCGGTATCTATAGCCGTATCAGCTATTAACTCAATTATCAGCGCTTACAACCGCATTCCAATATTGCCTAACATTCCAACTATCCCAGTGCCCAAAACAACTGGAGCTTCTACTGGAGCCAGCAGCAATACGCTGCCCTCTTTGCCAAGCGCTCCTAAAATTGCAACTCCAGCAGCAGTTACCACTGCGCCAGTTACGGGAGCGACCACAGCTGCAACACCAGCTCCAAATGTGACTGTGCCATCAGTGGTCAGCCCATCTGGTCAGCCAATACCAAGCGGCTTTGATGTCGGCGGTTTTAGAATGGCTGAGAATGCTGGAATGCCACCAGTGACAGTGAATGTCTATGCTCCCAGCGCAATAGATCGCGAAGGTTTCAGCCGAGCGGTAGTAGAGGCTCTAAACGAATCAACCAATCGAGGCACTACTGGCGGCGGCAACATTAGGACGAACGCTCAAATCCTATGACCTCTTGGACACCTGTTTGGCGAGTAAAAGCCAATGGCACTGACGTCACCGACATAGCATTAAGTAACTTAACCATAACTGTCGGTCGCACAGATTTTAATGCAGATACTCTTCCGGGTTATTGCAATCTGCAATTAATTAACACCACTGAAGCGCTCTATAACTGGACTATCAACACAGCGATTACAATTGAAGTCCAAGACTCAACCGCCAATTATGTGCCTATTTTCGGCGGACGTATTTCAGATTTAACCATTGAGGTTTCCAGCGCTGGCAGTGAAGCAATCGTCACCCGCATCAACATTTTGGCCGTTGGCGCTTTGGCCAAATTGAGCCGCGCACTCTTTGACGGAAATCTGGACGAAGGTTTAGACGGCGCTCAAATTTCTCAATTGCTGGCTGATTTGCTTTTAGCTTCTTGGAATGAGGTCCCACCTGCTGAAACTTGGGCGGACTACGATCCGACAATTACTTGGGCTAATGCGGGTAACGTAGGGCTTGGGACTATTGATGCTGGCGAATACACTCTGATTAGCCGACAAATTACTGATTCTTATATTTACCCAATTGCCAACCAGATCGCCGCTTCAGCTTTAGGGTATTTATATGAAGATGCACAAGGTCGCATTTCTTATGCCGATGCCAGCCACCGACAAGACTATTTAGAGGCCAACGGCTACACCGAGCTTGATGGCAATCACGCCATCGGAGCTGGCATTGCCGCTTCGACTCGACAGGGCAATCTTTTGAATGAACTTACTGTCGATTATGGCAATAATTTTAATAACTCTTACACAGCTGAGGACTCGACCAGCCAAGCCACCTACGGACTTTATTCTGAGCAATTCCAGTCATATCTGAAAAATGCGTCAGATGTCGAGGACTTTGCCGACAAGCTAATAGCCTTGCGAGCCTATCCGTTCGCTGAATTCAACTCGATTACTTTCCCACTTCAATCGCCAGAAATTGATGACGCTGACCGAGACGCTCTCTTAAATGTATTTATGGGCCTACCAGTAGCCATTCGAAATCTCCCAGCCAATATCTCTGGCGGCACATTTTTGGGCTTTATAGAAGGCTGGAGTTTCAGGGCATCGGTGGGTGGCCTATTCATAACCCTTAACCTTTCACCGGCAGAGTTCAACACCTTTACAGAGGCTTGGGAAGATGTGGCGCCTACGCTTACTTGGGCAGATGTATCCGCTACACTTACTTGGCAAAACGCGACAGGAGTAATTAGCTAATGGCAACGACAACTAACTTCGGATGGACAACACCGGACGACACAGCTTTGGTCAAGGATGGCGCGTCAGCTATTAGATCGCTTGGCACTTCCGTCGATGCGGCTTTGGGCCAATTAACCTTAAACGCCCAGACTGGGACAACTTATACCTTTGTGCTGACCGACAATCGCAACAAGTTAGTGACAGCATCCAACGCCTCAGCTCAGACTTACACCATCCCACTCAACTCTTCTGTCGCTTTTCCAACGGGATCAACAATTAATATAATTGCCATTGGAGCTGGACAGGTAACAATTCAGGGAGCAGGAGGCGTAACTGTTGCATCAACTGGCGCAACTGCAACTGCTCCTAAACTTCGCGTTCAATATTCAGCAGCTACCCTAATCAAGGTTGGCACCGATTCTTGGTATGTGGTTGGTGATCTTGCCTAATGCTTCTCGGCATTTTAGCTAGTAGTCGATTAGCAGCGGCAGGTGATTACGAGTCAATTGCTACTGTGACTGTCGGCGCGGGTGGTGCGGCCAATGTTGAGTTCACGTCAATTCCTTCAACTTTTAGTCATTTGCAAATTAGATATTATGCTTTGTGCAGTTCTTTCAATGATTTCCAAGTTAGAGTCGGTAATGGCTCATTAGATACTGCTGGCAATTACACATTACACATTTTAGGTGGTAATGGTTCATCTGCTTATTCAAATGGATATGCAAATGAAACTCAATTTAAAACAGGTTTTTCACAATCTGGTTCAACTACCCCTGCTGTTGGTGTAGTAGATTTTCTAGATTATGGAAACACAAATAAATATAAAACAATGAGAGCATTGGGTGGAACAGACAGAAACGGCTCAGGGGATGCTCAATTAGCTTCAGGCGTTTGGCGTTCAACATCTGCCATAAACATTATCAGACTTTATCTAGGTGTTAATTTTAACCAATACTCCCATTTCGCCCTATACGGAATTAAGAGCGCATAATGCCTACAACATACGAGCCAATTGCAACTAACACAGTAAGCGGTAGTTCAACGACACAGATTGACTTTAACTCGATTCCGGCAACATACACAGACCTTGTAATCGTAGCTAATGCGACAGGCTCAACAAGTGGTCAAGGTATAAATCTAACTTTTAATGGTTCCGCTACTGGTTATTCCTCTACTCGTCTTTATGGTAATGGCTCAGCTGCATCATCCGATAGACAAACTAGCGGCACATTTATTAACTTTGCTTTGGGTTCAATCGATGCTGGACAGTTAATAATCGGTCAAGTAATGAATTATACTAACTCCACTACCAATAAAACTGTGTTGCTTCGACAGAATACTGCAAGCGCATTTGTTGGCGCGTTGGTCGGTCTTTGGGCTAATACAAATGCCATAACATCTTTAAGCCTAAAAGCTGGTGGAACAATGACTTTTGTTGCTGGCTCAACCTTCACCCTTTACGGAATAAAGGCGGCATAATGCCTACTACTTATGAAGCAATAGCAACTGTTACTGTGGGTAGCGGTGGGGCTGCGAGCATTGACTTTACGGCAATTCCGGCAACGTTCACAGATTTGTTGCTGAAAACATCAGTCAGGACTGACAGAGCCGCGGCAGCCGATGGCCTTCGGTTAAGGGTAGGTAACTCCTCAGTAGATACAGGTAACAATTATTCTGACAGATATTTACAAGGTGATGGGGCTTCTGCTACATCAGGAAGCGACTCATCTGCTAGCTGGCTGGTTGCGGGCATTTCGGTAGCCTCAACATCAACAGCAAGCACTTTTTCTAATATCGAGATTTATTTACCTAATTACGCTGGCAGCACCAATAAATCAGTTTCAGTCGATGGCGTTTCCGAAAATAATGCAACAACCGCTTACACCAATTTAGTGGCGGGTTTATGGTCTAGTGCTAGTGCCATAAATACAATTAAATTATTGTCTGCTAATTCCGCTAACTTTGTCCAATACTCAACCGCTACCCTATACGGCATCAAGAATAGCTAAGGAGAAAACAATGGCTACTAAGTTAATCGTAGATTGCTCAACTGGGGCAGTCGAGGAAATCGAATTGACAGCTGAGGAAATCGCACAGCGCGAGGCAGATGCTAAGGCGTTCGCTGAGGCTAAGGCTAAAGAGGATGCTGAGAAGGCAGCTAAAGAGGCTGCACGTGCTGAAATCCTAGCAAAGCTCGGACTAACCGAGGATGAGGCTAAGGTGTTACTTGGCTAAGCTGTGTAAGGCTGGTCAGCAGTTAAGAGAGCAAATCGATGACGATTATCCTGAGCGCGACCGGAAATCTGATGGATGGATAGCCGATGCCCGTCACATTGCTAACGGCACTTCGGATCATATTCCCCGAGATGGAATTGTCCGCGCCTTAGACATAGACGCTAACCTCAACGCGCATCCTGAGGAAACTTACGCATTAGTAGAAAAGATTCGCAAAACCGCTAAGCGCGGAGATAAGCGAATTAAATACATTATTTATGACGGCAAGATTATGAGTCCGATTCTAAATTGGAAGCGCAGAAAATACAGAGGCTCAAATCCTCATCGCTCGCATTTCCATATTAGCTTTACAACTCTGGGAGACAACGACGGAAAATGGTTCGACCTAGAAGGAGAGCGACAAAATGCTAAACGATCTAAAAAAGGCAGCAGCCAGCTGGGCCAAGACATTCCTAGCGACAGCACTGGCGACTTATATGGCGGTCGGCTTGGATGCAGAAATGATAATAAATGCTGCTATTGCTGCCGTATTGCCGAGCATAATTAACTGGCTCAACCCTAACTACGAGCGTTACGGCAAAGTCCGGTAATGCAAGTCTCTGAGTTTGCTGCGACCCTAGCTTCAGTGCTGGGGTCTATCGGCCTACTTATAGCTGGCCTCAGATACATCATAAAACTTGAAAACATTCCGCTGATTTCTCGGCTTGACAAGTTAGAATCTACCCTTGAACTGGCCCTCAAAGAAAAGGTGGCAAAAGGTGGCACAAAAGCGCGGCGTTAAAAAACCTGTTAAGAAGGTTGCCAAAAG